TTGATTAGTCATGGTGCGAACTCCTATGAAAGAATTAAAAAGTAAATGAATCGAATGAGTTGAAATTATAGAAACGTCAATTTTAAAAGTCAAGGTTTATTTTCCGGGGTCCGGAGAAACTGAACTTGCTTATAAGGTGTATAAGGGGATTTTGAGAATAGGCCATATTTAAACAGTTGTTGTAAGGTATTGACAAACAAGGTAGTTAGAGACTTTTTTCGATAAAAGTAAAAAAAAGTTCAAAAAACATTAAAAAGAGGGAAAAATGGCGGCGACCTAGCAGGTTAATTAGATAAAATTAAACTGATTAAGCATGGGCTCCGGAGTCCGGAAAAGTGTACAAATAGTCTGTATTGTGCCCGATATTTAGACAGGTAAAATAGCAACAAACAAGGGAATATATAGGGCAATTGTGTTGATAGATCTATATGATTGTATCTACTGAACTTGGCTAGGGTTTAAAGGGGTTTAATAAGGGTAAAAAAGGTGTGAGAATAGGCCTTGGCCGCTAAAGTGTTGCAGGACAATACCTTATAGATGCGACCTAATAATGGCCGATGATATCGTTAAGTGATGGCGCTAAACCGTTGCGAGACAGTCATTTACGGCTTCGATACCCCTAAAACGGTAACATTTTCCCTTGACAAAGGTCACCTTGGCACTTTCAGAGGCTAAGTCATTGCGGCACAACGCTTTACAATGGGAACATTCTGCCCATGCAATATTTGCAGCACTAGGAAAAGATTTCTCTTGACTTTGTAACTCGCTGCGGCACAACAACTTGCAAATGGGAAAAGGTTTCTCTTGACAGGTGCGGCTACTGGGCAGGTCGCCCCCGGTGGCGCGGCGCTTAATAATAAATACCTCCCTACTGAGTGTACCATTTTACTCCTTATATACATTATCTATGGTACACGCGACATTATTCATCCAGTAAGACCAATCACGTGGTATATACCCCTATTCTTCAGTATTTTAATTTCCAGTCTCTTGCATTGAGATCAAAACCACTGTATCTTACTTTGTGTATGAACGCTATCCTTAAATTAGTAGAGAAGGCAAAGCCAGTTAGGGGGAGTCGCATGGCTCTGGGGCAAAAGCTGGCTTTTCTCAAGGCGCTAGAGGTGACTCCGGGGAATATCTCCAAAGCCTGTCGCATTGCTAAGGTATCTCGCGGTGTCGCCTATCATCAGAAGAAGGTGGATGCCTTATTTGCGGAGTGCTGGGAAGAGGCGCTGAACTCTAAGCTTGATGACTTGGAGCAAAAGCAACTTGAGGTATCGATGGAAGATACTCATGCCCGGCAGTGGACTTTGAGCAGACTTCGCAGGAACAAGTGGGGTGATAAGCAGTTAATTGAAGTGGGGGGCGAGGTTGATCACGTACATTCTGTCAGAGAGATACCGACAGACAAGCTTGAGAGTATGGTGAGAGACAGGCTTAAGCAAGATGCTGTAGAAGCGGACTTCGTGGAGGAGGACTAATCTTCAAAGTCTTCATTATCCGCTAGCCACCTCCCTTCATCAATACCTTCATCACTTTTACTTTCATCAAACACGAGAGAGCTTTCCGGCAATGCGATTGATAGGGCGCATAGTATTTGTTCCCATCTATCAATTGTCAATAGGGGAGCAACATCATTTATTAAGCTATCAATTACTTCTATAGCTTCTTTTTTTTCTGGATTAACATAGTCGTATGTGTCACGTATATTTGTCATTGTTTTGCCTCGTCATACTAGCTGTCAATACTATTAGTTTGCGCGTTGCGTATCGCGCAACATACTCTAAACGTAAGATTGCTTTACGAATTAAGCAATTATCCGTATATTATATACACAAACTCTAACCGGGAGAATGCACCATGGCTTCAAAAGGAAGTGTGAACAAGGTCATCATTGTCGGGAACTTGGGATCTGACCCAGAGTCTAAGTCTGCTGGTGACACGCCTTTAACTACCGCCAGTATCGCAACTACGGAAACGTGGAAGAACAAGGAGGGAGAAGTTCAAGAGCGGACTGAGTGGCATCGAATCGTAGCTTGGCGTAAGGCTGGTGAAATACTCGCCAACTACGGCAAGAAGGGTGATAAGATCTACGTCGAAGGATCTCTTCAAACCAAAAGCTGGGGTGATGAGGGGGACAAGAAATATTCAACAGAAGTAGTCGTACGAGATTTAACATTCCTTGGTGGCGCTAAGAAAGAAGGTGGTCGTAGCAGCGAGCCAAGGCCAATGCCCGATTCTCCAGCGAATGAAGATGAACTTCCTTTTTAATGGGCAAATCAAAAGAACAGGTTCCCAAAACACTAGATCAGTTATCTGACGACGACCTGTTCAAAGAGTATCAGTCTCGCAAAAAAGCTAGCACTGATCTCATGAAGTTTATTCAGTATACAAAGGTAGACTTCAATCCTTCGCTACATCATCACTATTTGTCAGAAAAACTAGAGGGGGTCATCAATGGCGATATTAAAAGGCTTATCGTCACGATGCCCCCTCGTCATGGCAAATCTGAAATGGCTTCCCGTAGGCTCCCCGCTTACTACTTGGGGAAGCATCCCAATAGAGAGATAATCTGCGCGACCTATAACTCTGACTTTGCTTCTGAGTTTGGCAGAAATGTGAGGGAGATTGTCAACGCAGAAGAGTATGCCAATGTCTTCCCGGACATAGCAATAAAGTCCACGGATCGTGCCGCTGATCGATGGTCTCTCACGACTGGTGGAGGCTTTCGAGCGGCTGGCGTAGGTGGAGGTCTTACTGGTAGAGGTGGTCACCTTATTATCATTGACGACCCGATCAAGTCAAGGGAAGAGGCAGACTCTAAACTACAGAGAGATCGTATCTGGGATTGGTACAGGTCAGTGGTTTATACTCGACAAGCCCCAGATTGCGCGTTTATCATAATTCAAACCAGATGGCATGACGATGACTTGGCGGGTAGACTGCTGTCCGAGTCTGAGTCTGAGGGCGAGAAGTGGGAGCTTGTAAATTTTCCAGCGTTAGCGTATGGGCAAGATGCCTTGGGGCGCAAAGAAGGCGAACCTCTATGGCCCAACTGGTTTCCAACCCAGATGTTAGAGCAAGTTCGTCGTACAATAGGACCACGAGAATGGAGCGCACTTTACCAACAAACACCTGTTGAAGATGATGGATCTTACTTTAAGAGGCAGTGGATAGAAGATTTTATGTATGACAGAGGCCGCCTCTTAGAGCAATGGGACTCAGGCTCTAAGAACTTGCACATTTATGGGGCGTCCGATTATGCTGTCACCTCTCAAGGTGGCGATTATACGGTACATATTGTAGTTGGAGTAGATGAGTCGCACAACATATACATACTAGACCTATGGAGAGCACAGACAACGCCGGAAGAGTGGGTTGACTCTTTTTGCGATCTTGTGTTAGAATGGAAGCCACTTCGATGGGGAGAAGAGTCCGGGCAAATTATAAAATCTGTTGGGCCTTTTCTACAGCGGAGAATGACAGAAAGACAGGCATACTGCGCTAGGGAGCCATATAGTAGTACGAGGGACAAGGCAAGCAGGGCACGGTCTATTCAAGCAAGAATGGCAATGGGTAAGGTTTTTTGGCCAAGGCACCAATCTTGGATTGGCGATATGATGCATGAGATGCTTCGTTTTCCTGCTGGAACTCACGACGATATGGTAGATGCACTTTCTCTAATCGGGAGAATGATGGACACTCTGTCTGCGGCTCCGGAGGTTGAGTTTGGCCCATCTGAGGATTTGGTGCCAACCACTTGGGGTGATGCTTGGAAAAATCACATTCGACAGAAAAAAGGACGAAGGTCTGGTGGTGGCATAGTCATGCCATAGCCCACTTGACATACTTTTATTATAGAGGTATATTCCACTAACTTGCATTATACTGCGAGACAAGGACTTACGATCACAATATGATTATACACATTAGGCGGTTTCTTTATGGCATCCTACCCTAAGGGCGAGGAGTCTAGGATTGAGTACTGGAGAAGGCAAATCCAGTACGCCGAAGAGCTAATGGACCCACTGTGGCAAGCCTCTGATATACTTCATAAGCAATATATCAATGAGGCGACCACTGAGCGGGAAAAAAGAGAAGAGCAGGAGGACGAAAGGGAAAATCATATCTCTAGAGTCAAGGCCAACTTGATTTTTGGATGGGTTGACCAGTCCGTAGCGAATCTTCTTGAGCGCAACCCCGCTTTCTTGGTCACACCCAGAACTCGCGAGTCTACGGCGGGTAGTCAGACCGTAAAGCACATAGTTGATTACTGGTATCGGGAAACGGAGCAGTTAAGGCAAGATGAGCGGATATTGCTTGATGCTTTTCTTGGTCCCTACGGCGTAAAGAAGTTAGGGTGGACGGTAGACTACGATCAGCGGATACATGACTCAGTAGAAAATGCGGAATTTCAATTAGATACACCCGAAGAAGAGATATTAATCTTATCCACGGGCGTAGACACTAGAGTCGCTAGAGAGCAGGATCATCAGCTTTTTATAGACCATCATGTAAATTGGCTTCAAGATCCAGTCAATACTCAAAACCTCCCCGAAACATCAGAAGAGTCAATCCAATTAAACATTAAGATTCGCAAGGGGATGCTGGAGCAGGGAGATGATCCTGACCGGAATACCGCCATTGACTGGGAAGCGCCCTTTGGAGTACGCTGGAGACCCAAGGACTTCTTGGTAGATCCATTAGCTCAGGATGGCATAAGGGATGCAAGATGGATTGCTTTTCGATTCCGTAGGCCCGTAGAAGATTTTCAGTCTAATCCTATATACGACAACACGGAAGACTTGGAGCCTACGGGTAGGATGGAAGAAGCTCCAGAGCATGATCAAAATTCAGCCATAGCAGATGACGATTTTGGCCTAGTAGTTGGGTGGGAGATATGGGCTAGGAATTTCCCTGTTACTTCTAAGAATCGTGCAAATATGCTTATCACAATAGCTGATGGGCATGACAAGATATTACAGCACGACGAAGAGTGGCCAATACCTACGTTAGATGATTATCCCGCTGAAGTTCTTTCGATTAACTACACCTCAGAAACATGGTACTCTAAGCCAGCACTATTGCTTGCTGGTGCAGACAACATACAAGCCTTAGCCCACGAAATCCTCGACTCATATCTTTCTGTGATCCGAAAGCAGAAGAATGTCTTAATGTACGACAGGGAGGTGGTCACAGACGATATAATTGAGGAACTATTAGCTGCCCCAGATATGACTGCGATTCCCGCTCCGGGTTTGTCCGGAAAACCGAATGCAGTTCAGCCACTTCAATTTGGCCAAATATCAGATGACAAGGGGCAGATGTTAAATGTCATACGGCAGTTGTTTGATCAAGCGGCTGGCACTCCTCAGCCTGTGAGTTTACCGGGTGAACAAACCGCCACTGAGTCTTCGATTTCGGAACGAAGAACAACTGCTCGCGAGCAACGTAGAGGCAATTTATTAAGTCAGCTTCAAGTTAATACTGCTCGCAAGTTTTGGCAGATGACAGTTTACTTTAGACCGGAGAGGGCAGTATTAATAGATCCACAGGCAGAGTTGTGGATGAACGTAGACGAGGGAACTGCTCGCGGTGAGTATCGATTCTCTATGGATGTAGCAAGTCAAGCAAATGCTATTGCCCTTGAGCGCAAAAACTGGATGGACCTACTTAATCTATTTTCTGGTCTCACGGGGATATGGCAGCAAGTGTATCAAAAGCCTCCTAACTTAGCGGCATTGGCTGGTAAGCTGTTGACTCGCGGATACAACATACAGAATCCAGAAGAGATAGTTCCCGGAATGAGTGCCGCATCTGGAAGCAACCCTCTTGAAGAACTCTTGACCCCCTCAAATAGAGAAGGCACCACTGGTGCTGACATGGCGGGAGCAGGGGGAGAAGACCTTGGTGAGCTACTATCACAAGCTGGAGGCAGGGCTGCGCCAAGTGTAGATGGTGAGCCAGCAAGAGTTGAAGAGGCTGGTCAAGGTGGCCAAGCTGCTCTTCCTAGAGCGTTTAATGAACCAGCAACTTCGCCTTCTCAAGAGGGCGCTAACTCAGAGACAGTATAATGGCTAAAACTAAAAAAGAACCAGATTGGGTAAAGAATCCGCCAAAAGGATTTAAAGTTTCCAAGGGCAAAAAGCGCGACTTGCAAATGGCGATTGAAGACGCAAAGCTTGGATATGGTGACACTGCTGGTGCAGAGCAGTGGATAGAAGCTGGCCCAGACGGAGACTGGATCGGTTACGTTCTTGTTCCAGACAAGAGTACAAAAAGCG